CCAATCTGCTAAAGCATCTTCTCTTTGCCTTTTATATTGTGCTTCATTCCATTGTCTAGTTTTTCGGTTCATAGAACCCTGAGCTAAAGCATTTATTCCTTGTCCTGCTGCTGTTGCTCCAGCTATAATTGCTGCTGATGCTGATATTGGTTCTAACTGTCTGTTAGGGTAATAATTCGTTTTCATACTTCAAACTTATTTTTTTTTTTTTTATAACACCAAATTTTTTTTATTTTTTTAATCTTCGCTACTCGTCCGCTTCGCTCCCTTAATCGCTCATCATATTATAATTTTTTTATATTTGGTGTCAATAAACACTAATATATCAAGAGTTGATTAGTGTTTATTGCTGACGCGCTTCGCTTGTCTTGCAAAAAAAGCCCCAACAAGTAAACTTGTCGGGGTTTTTTCGCGTTGCTTAACCTTCGGTTTCGGTTTTTGTTAAACCTACTATTTCGGCAGGTTGTTGCTGGCTTCTTATATGGTTCAATTCTTCTTGAACCATTTCTGCATATTGTTGTCTTTCTGCTAAATCCAATGTTCTTGGATCTGGCAAAAAATCATCTGGACTTTCTACATCTTCGTAAATTGCTTTATGTTGTTCAACAGGGATACCTCTTGCAAATCGTGAAAGGATTTCACGAACTGATAATGCCTGATCTGGAACTGTCATTGATGGTTTGTTATTTTGCTCATATTTCTTTGGAAATTCGTGAGCATTTAACATTGTTTTTATTTTCATAAATTATATTTTATTTCTTCCCTCTATTGATTTTTTATGCATTTTTCTAAATGCATCTATATGTTGTTTTGCTAACTCTGAATATATATTTTCGCCATATTGACGTTGTAAATTTTTATCTTCTATGATTGCAAGTTCTTGCATTCTTCTAACTATTCTGTCTTTGTCTCTTTCATTATACATTTTGTCTTTATAATATCTTGGCATTGCTATTTTCTTTCCGTCTTTTATAGGAATATACATCCTATTCTCTATATCTGCTTTGTGCCAATTTATCATTTTATCTGTTAAATATTCTTTACCTAATCCTTTTGACATTAATTGAAACTCCTTTTGTCTGTCATCATTTTTATGTAAAGGTATTTTACCTTTCTTAGACATATATTTTAATGTGTAACCTATACTTGCTTCTGCTACTTTTCCTATATATATTGTACCTATTTCTTGTTTATCTAATGTCCAAGCTTTTAATACGTTTTTTACTTGTGCGTTAAATAATATTATATGGTAATGTGGTCGCATTGTTCTTCCTCCATATTCACCACATACAAAATACTTAACTTTTGTTTTTTCTAACTTTCTTAAACGTTTAAAATAATCTTGAATATCCTTTTTCTTAAGATTAAGAAAACCTTTTTTAGTTATTGGTACATGTTCTGTATTATATGTTAAAGTTACAAATAGTGCATTACTTGAACTTTCTCCTTCTTTAACAAGGCGAAACGACCAACCACTAGTTCTCCGTTTCATACACGGTGGACATTTACCGCAGGGTACCGGAATTTTGTCATTGGAAGTTAAGCCTTGTTTTACATAGAAGGGTGTGATACATTTAGTGCTCATTACAGCATTGGTGTACCAAATTTAGGCATAGGCCTAACAGCTGTAATTTTATTATATACATGACAATACAAAGAGTCCGCACCCTCTTCTACTGCAAATATACGTTTAGTTACTGCTGGATCACACTGAACGAAATCTTCGTTTAGTGCTGGTTGTGTTGCAAATATTCTTCCAAGATGCCAATAATCTAATGAACTTGTAAATTCTCCAGCTACTCTGCTCGGTTGGTACTTGTATTCTGCATAACGTGGAACATAACCAAATGTATCTTCTGCTGTATTAGTATAAGCATACAATTCTTGATTTTGAACTTCTTGCTCTCCAATATTCGCAAATGATGGCCAGAAATAATCCAAATTATCTTTTTTAAGATATGTTCTTGGTATTCCTTGCTGGTATGCTGTTTTTGGCATTACTGACATAATTCCAATAATATAACCATGTTCTTCACAATAATATTTACCATAATTTCCTGATGTTACACCTATACCATGTCCTGCCATATTACCTTGAGGCAATCCTGTTGTTTCTCCTGTTGTATTTAATACTTCGGAAATTATAACAGGTGATTTAATACCTGTAATGTATTCTGGGCGTTGTAATCTTGCATCTGAACTTTTAACGCCAAAATGCATAAGAATATTTTCTACATAACGTGTTCCACCACGAGCATTTTTTTCCAACCATTCTTGAAGTCTCATTGCCCTTCTTAAATCGTTAATTGTACCGGGTTGAATATTTAAACCATCTGTTTCTGCATAAATTGCTCCTGTACTTCCCGGATTTGGAACTCCTGTACCTGTATTTATCCAACCACCTGTTGATGAACCATTAATACCGACATCAACTGCATTATAACCAGGTGCTAAATTTTGGTTAATTGATACTCTAGCATCACCTTCAATTGCTCCAATTGGAATATCTACAGCTTGTCCTTTTTGAGCAAATGGTAAACTTGCCGTAAAATAATCATGTTCCCAAGCACGTTTGCGCATTGTAGCAAGATCATAAATATTAGCATTGTTGTCTCCATCTTCAAGTTGATATGCTACTGAACTAATAAGATTCTGGTCTCTATAATACTCATTATATACACATTGATATGCTGCAAATGGCAAAGCATTAATGTCTGTACTTACACCTCCACCCGTTCCAGGTGCGCGAAGTGGAATACCCATATAATTAAGAAACTTTGCATATTGATTTGTAGGATCTCCGTCAAATGATATAAATGGATACGGAGGTGTATTTTGTGTATTACTAACAACAAAATCTTGCCAACCTTTCCAAATAATCCTATTAGGTACAAAGAAATAATGCATTGACACATCTACTCTGTGCATAATTGGAGCAATCATTGGTGCAAATCGCACCATTGCATCACAACTGATTTTATAATTATCTCCCGGTACACATTCGTTTACTAGAATAGGAATAAGATTTCCCATATCTCCGGAAAACTTAAAATCGTGTGAAAGGTCAAAGACGTTCTTTTTAGGTTTGAACATCTGGACCGAATTAAACAAGTTCGGTTTCATCGTTTTGATGTTTTTTAAGTTTATTAATTAATTCTTCTAAGTTTTCTTCTGGAATAACTACTCTTACATAACTGTAACCATTGTGAGCTACTAACACTATATTTTTATCCCATTTATGAACGTCGACTGCGTTCTGTTTTTCGTTTGTGTCAAAATCTAAACTAATCATAATCTAATCCCTCCACGACTTACATAATAAGTCCTTTTTGTTTTTGAACGACCTCTTTTTCGGGAAGAGTAACCGCGACGTTTTCTGTACATGGTTTTTGTTTTTATTGTTATTAATTGTCTGAGCCAAAATAATAATCCCATAAGGATTTTGCTGATTCTGCTACTGTTCTTCCTGCTTGCTTAGCACCTCCAGTTGCTATTTTTCCCATTGCTTCTATATAACTTTTAAGCTTTTGGTCTGCTTTTGTTGGATCTATAAGATATTGAGCTGTTAACCATTCTATCCTACTTGCGTTATTTGATAATCCAATTTCTTTCCATTGTCTTGTAAGAGTTGCTAATTTTCCTTGCTCTTCTAGTAATACTCTAGTTTGTTTTATATTCTGTAACTGCGCTTTTGCATTTGCTGTATTTGCTGACTTTTGAGCTGTGTCCTGCATTATATTAAGCGCTCTTTCTACTGCTAATTTATGGTCATCTGTTGACCTAATTGCTTCTCGTGCATCTCTATTAAGTGCTAATGAAGTCTGTGTTTTTATATTTTCTGTTGATGCTAATTTATTTTCCAAATTAGCTATAAGTTGTTTTTCTACAAATGGTAATCCTGTTGCATTTTTAGCATTTGCTATCTCCTGGCCTGTATTTTCTAATTGCTTTCCTTTAATGTTTTGCTCCATTAAATCTATATTCTGTTTTCTCATTTGAGTTCCAAAATATTGGTCTGCTACTTGTCCCAAATCAAACGCTGGTGCTTTTGGATCCCATGACTTTGCTTCTGTACCTCTAACCATTGATGCGATATTATCTGCTCCTTTTGCATATACTAAATTAGGATTTAATCCTGCTTGTTTTAACCTGGCCATCTGCTGTAATGGACTATTATAGTCATTTGTTCTTGCCCAATCTGCTAAAGCATCTTCTCTTTGCCTTTTATATTGTGCTTCATTCCATTGTCTAGTTTTTCGGTTCATAGAACCCTGAGCTAAAGCATTTATTCC